ACCCAGACGCCGGCCTCGTCGTTTGTCGTGCCGAAGGTGTCGCTGATCGGCGTCTCCTTGTGCCTGGCTAAATTGTCCAGCAGCTGCTTCGACGTCCGGGAAGCGCTCCCGCCGTATGGCCGCCATTTCCCCTTGTCGTCCTGGCTCGCCGTCGTGACGATGCAGACCTTTTCCTCAGGCTCAAAAATCGCGCTCAGGTAATCGGTGATGTCGCGGATCGGCGAGTAGTCTTCCTGAGGCTTCGGCAGATCCTGCACGGTTTCGTCATGATGCCATCCGGCAGATCTGTCCTCGTCCGTATCGATCATGTCGTCCCATCCGTAGGTTTTCATGCTGTCCGCCGGCGTCCATCCGAATTCCTGGGCCATGTGGTACACCGTGCCCATCGTGACGTCCGTCCCGCCGTACCTGCCGAAGGTCCTCCACTTCTTTTCGCATTCGCCGCTGTGGTATCTGGATCCATCTGAGGCGCTCCACTCGTCCCAGAGGGAACAGGGCAGGCCCTCTTTGTGGAGGGCCGCGCCCACGTTCGTCCATTCCTGGTAGTTCAGCTGGGAGCACGGGATATGCCGGAGCAGTTCACGGGCTTCGCTGATGTCCATCACTGCATATCCACCTCAATACATGACAGCTCAAAGCGAATGTTCTCAAGCCCTAATGCGATATGAACAATCGCACATTCCGGATCTGATTTTTCATACTGAAGCCACAACGCACATTTCTCACGTTTACAATATCCGTTTCCGTGCGGATTAAGCGGGCAAATCTTCTCTTCTTCCATATCAGAACGCCCCCTTCTTGAAGGCCTTCTTCGGCGCCTGTTCCTCCTTGTCGAAGAAGTTCTTGATCTTGTTCGACTGCTTCGTTTCGCCGTCGCGGCCTGTGTATTCATCCACATAGATCTTGCAGCGCCCGGTCTCGCCGTCGCAGTGCAGAAGCTTCCGCCATGCGGTGGGCTCGCCGTGCTTCTTCAGGCCGATGGACCGGAGGAACGCCGCGGCCTTCCACTCCAGCTTCTCAAGCAGGTAGATGTTCTCGACACACAGAGCCTTGCCCAGCTCGCCGCCGTCGATCCGCAGGAACACCTTCGCCATGTTGCACGCCGGGATCTTAGCGGATCCGTCATACCACGCCTGCTCAGTCTTGATCACTTCAAAGGGATAGTTTCCTTCCGGCAGCACCACGGACTCCTCGCCGCTATACTGGCCATCGTCCTGGATCTCGTCGTCCCAGTCAATTACTCTTACTTCATCGCTTGCCATAATCATGCTCACTTTCTCCCGCTCAGAAAGGCAGGTCATTTTGTTTGGTCAGAGCCAGCCCGCAGACCGTCTCCCATGCTTCAATGAGGCACCCCTCAATAAAGTCCAGATCGTAATCCCTGATCGGCACGTCCACGTCGTAGTAGCCCTTTTCAGCGACCACCGCCGGGATCACCGTCGGCTCATAGACGCCGTCCCGGATCATCAGCTGCCACAGCTGGTCGAGCGCCTTGTCCTTCTCCGGATTGTCGCTCGTCATGAAGCCCGGCCGGACGCTGGGCTTCTCCGGCTTTTTCTTAGCCTTCGGCAGCGTCGCCGCTGTGGCCACGGTCGCCGGCGCGTCCTTCTTCACCTCGACCGGTTTCGCCTCAGCTGACGGTATTTCGATCTCCTGGGCGTCAACCGGCTTTGCCTCGCCGAACAGGTGGGCGATCTGCCCGTACTCCATCGGCATTTCGTCCGGCAGCCCGAAGCGGTTTTTCGCATCCCAGCACGCGCTGTGATTGGCGTACATGATCCGCTTCTGCCCTCCGCGGGCCTTCTTCGTCTTCCCGTCGGAGGCGGTGACGACGTCCGTCTTGTAGTTGCAGAACAGCAGCATATCCAGCCATTCCTTGACGATAGGCGCGATGTTCTTTTCGTTCAGCTTCAGCATATACCGGTCATAGCTGCCCATCTCGTCCGGCTGCTCGAACTTCCGGATCATGCTGTGGCAGACCAGGACAACGTGGACACCGTGCGCGACGATCGCGTCCAGCAGCTCCAGGATCTGCTGCATTTTCTGCTTCGCGTATACGTAGCCCTTGCCGTATCCGATGTCCTCGATGTTCTGGATCTTCTTCTCCGCGCACACGGCATTGAAGATCAGCCTCTCCAGCCAGTCCACCGTGTCGATGACCAGCGTCCCGACCTGGCCGGAGTTGCCCAGCACCCAGGTCAGCTGTTCCAGCACGTCGCCCAGCTCCTGCGGATCGTCGAACCGTGCCACGTCCATGTGCTTCGTGCTGCCCTCCGTGTCGATAAACACGGCTCCGGGGAACATCCCGGCGAAGGTCGTCTTCCCGACGCCTTCCGGCCCGTAGATCCCGACCTTGATCGCCGACTTGATCGGCCCTCTGGTAATGTTCATCACTTGATCACCACGCTTTCCGTCTCTTCCAGCGCCGCGCCGGGGATAACGATCCCGTCCTTCATGGCCTTCTTGATCTCGTCTTTGTTCAGCTCCGGATCTTTGTACCGGAGGAACATCTCAGGCGCCGGCAGCGAATTGATATAACCCATCAGCTGCTCTTCATCCGTAACGCTCACACGCTGGCTGTGCGTCTGGTACACGCTGCACCGCGGCGTCTTCAGCTTCTCCCCGCCCAGCGCGTACAGCAGCCAGTTCTTCAGCCCTTCGATCTTGTTGTCCAGTGCCTTCTTCCGGGCCGTTAATTTGTCCGCCTCTTCCTTGACGGCGGCGGCCTCCGCCTTCAGATCCTTCACCCACAGCGCCACGCCTTCCAGCTTCGTTTCGCGCTCGATCTGCAGCGCGTCCAATTTCTCTGTGTCGAGGATCTCGCCAGTCTCCAGATCTACGCAGTCCAGGATATCCTGGTTAATCTCATACAGTGCCCTCATGATCTTTATCTCCTTTGAATTCATATCCGATGCAGGTATTTCGCATCACTTCCAGATTCTTTTTGATGATCGGATGCGGCTGCTGGATTCTCTGTTCATATATCTGCGTGCTGCCGTCGCTGAAGCTGACCCGGATCAGATCCGGATATGTGCTGTTTGTTGCGTAGATCCCCAGAGGCTCCGGCAGCATTCGCGGATGCTTTTTCTCATGCCTGCCCGCCATCTGGCACCTCCGGATACAGGAAATCGAACAGATCAAGCTGGCGCTCATTGTTCGCATTTTTTACATTCTCGACCGCCTGCCTGAAATAGCTGTCTTTCAGTTCGATGCCGACAGCACGCCGGTTCATTTGCACGGCTGTATATGCTTCACTGCCGATGCCCATGAACGGCGTCAGGACGATATCGTTCCTGTTGGTCCACAGTTCGATCCCGCGCCGGATCACGGTCAGCTGCAGCGGGCAGATATGCCGCTCGTCCTCGTGTTCCCTGGCACTTTTGTACTGGAGTGTGTCGCTTGGATTGATATCCGTCCAGATCGGGCTTGCATATTTCTGCCACACACTGACGGGGAATGTATCATCCGTATGCGTCACCCGTTCAGGATTCTCGCCGGGCTTCCGCATCGTAACCAGGAAATCCGGGATGCCCTGGCGGCTCATGCAGGAATCTTTTTTCAGCTGCTTATGCAACAGGCCCAGGGCTTTTGTCCGCTGCATGGCCGTCACTGGATCCTTCCAGATGCAGACTTCGCTGTGGTAGATAAAACCGGCGTCCTGGAAGAGCTTGATCAGCTCTCCGCGGAAGTCCCGGATTCCGATAAATCCGTCCCTCTCTTTGCTGGTCGGCAGGTTCATGCAATGGAAGCTGACAAGCCGCCCCGGCATGATTACCCGGAAAAGCTGATCCACGATAAAGCGGAAATGCTCATGGAATTCGCCGCCGTTCCGGCAATTGCCCAGGTCGCGGTCGCTGTTTGAATAGGTATACAGGCTCTCAAACGGCGGGGAAAAAATGGAATAGTGGATTGACTTATCCGGGATTCCTCGGAGAATCTCGCAGCTGTCGCCGCAGTACAGGGCGTAATCTTTCGCGATCACCTGATCTTTCACTTTTACGTTCTCAATGATTATGCTGTTTTCAGCCATGCCGGCACCTCCATCTGTTCAAAAGCGTAATACTCATCAACCTCGCGCTTTGTATGGCGCAGATCGCTTTTCAGGAATTCCTTTGTAAACTCAATCAGCTCTCCGGTCATACGCTCCGCGTCCGCCTGCTTCCGGGCGATATTCGCCTTTACAGCGCCTTCCGCATCGCTGATGATGATATAGACGTCAACGGGATTCTCCTGCCCGTATCTCCAGCACCGGCGCACTGCCTGATAATATTG